TTATAGACATTTTCTCCCTGAAACAAGATAATCTGATTCTTCATCTTTTGTCATTTTATTTGATTGAGTGCTTACTGGTGAGTCTTGTCTTAATGCTTTTTCAACATTTGATTTTACCATTTGATTAAGTAAGTTAGTAAATGATTCAACATTTTTCCTTGTTTTTTCAGCATCAGTATTTACTAATATATTAACAATTTGATCATCGAAGTTTTCTAAACCTGACTCATTAAGCATTGAACGAGTCTCATTCTTCATTTGAGATAAAGCTTTTTCTGCTTTTAGTTCTTCATTTTCTTTTAACAGCTTTTCCAACTCATATTGATTCTTTTGGTCTTTATTCATCTTGGCTAGTTTTTCAGCTTCTTGAATTGCATCTTTCATACGTTATTCAGATTTCTTTTTTTCTAGCTAAACGATCCTTAATCATTTGAGATACTTCTTCTTGAGAGAATGTTTTCTCTTTTTGTTGCGTTTGTTCATAAGTTGTTTCTAAATTATCATTGTGTTTCGTTTCTTCAGTAATATTACTTTGATTGTTCTCCATGAGATATACCTCCGTTTATAGTCTGTCGACTGCGTATTCCATACTTGCTTTTATAACGTCATCAGCACGTTTTGGACATAAAAAATAACCTTCCGTAGAAGGTTAAAAAAGCTTATAAAAATAGCACCACTTTCTATTTATCTATGCAGAAAGGATGCTACTAAGATATTAATTTTATACTTTTTATTTCCGATTCATCAATTGAATATATTCCTAAATCTGTCTCTAAATCCAGGGAATAGTTTCCAGTATCACTTTCTAATGGGTTTTCATAATCAAACACAAAACCTTTAAACTTTTCATTATTTTTAAGTGTGACAATAACATTTTTACGATAAGCATCTTTAATTAACATTTTATTTCTCCTTACTTATAAAAGGTATTATATGAGAGTCTGTTTTTGAATAATGCACTTTACCAAATGTAGTCTCAATATATTTTCCATCTATAAATGCTTTTCCTATAATCCTCTCAAAATTTATTACTTTTTTATGGTTAAAACCGTTTTTATTTATTAAGATTTTACCAGAAGTTGAGTACTGTTGTACTAATCTATTTAATTCATTGATAGATAACGTAGTATAACTTGGTAATCTTTCATTATTTTTTAATGCAAAATTTTTATTTTTCAAATATAAACTATGATTTAAGGAATGTCTATTTTGTTTTTCAGGATTTATATCTAATTTTATTTTACCACTACGTATCACATCAGGAATTTCTTTTTTGCTTTTTCTTGTATTTTTTTCTTTTTATGATTCTTTATTCTCTGTCTGATACTTACCTTTACGCTCAGTAAAGAATCTATCTCGCCAATTGCCCACATGTGTTACTGTAGTACTTCTACACCAAGGGTGCATAGGTGGAGCATTAACTCCAGGCATCATATCTTTAACTTTAAATACTTTGCCATTTAAAGAGTGACATATTTTAGATGTTTTCTTGTCGATTTTGGCCACGTATTTATATTCGCCATCTTCACCTAAATCTTTAAGATAAGTTAACTTCTGTGATTCAGCCTGCACACATGCTGATTCAGTAACTAACAATCTACTTGCATTATATGTTGTGGTATTTGTTTGCTTTTTAAACTTAGCTACGTACTCATTAGGATGTCTCCCTCTAAGTAATACATTACTCGTTGTTTTTTCTACTTCTTTTTGAACTACAGCCATATCTTGACATAATCTTGTAGACCAGTTCACACCTTTAAAGTTACTGTTAACAACCGCTTTTACTTCAGTGTCATCAATTTTCACATGTTCACCAAGTATATGTGCTTGTCTTTCAACTTCTCTATCAACCAACTTATTTTCTATTTCATCATGAATGTCTAAAGCGGAGTCTTTGACTATCAAATCTAATTGCTGCTTTAATAGCTTTTCTCTAGATACTTTCATAGACAAATTATAAAGTTTAAGTGCTTTGTTTGCCTCATCACAAGATTTCTTCAGTACATTTCACTAAATTGAATCATTGATGGCTTGTTGATTTATTTAAGTTTTGTCGATAAAAAGTACATTAAGATTACATTTTAATGCATTCGACCAAATACTTTACTCATTATAAAATGATTAACAAAATATAGCTGTAAAAAAAGAAGCTAAGGCAAAATGCCTTAACTCCTTACCCCTATTAGGTTTCCCCTGAAATTGTTTAGCGCTTAGTATTGCTTAATATACTGTTCTCTTTCCCATTCGGATACTTGAGTTCTATTTAAGCAAATTGGGTATAATAAGGTTTATTAAATTGTTAAATAGCTTTATATCAACGTTTTTACACTTTATTAATGTATTGTGAATTAATTGTAGTTGCCCATTTAGTTGCCCAATATAATAAATTATATACACTGGGCAACTAACAAGGCTCTATCCCTTATGTAGCAAAAGATAGAGCCTTGTTTTATTTTTCATCACTTTGTTCTAATTCTACTTGATAATTGTAAAGTTTTTCCGCAGTTTCTAGAGTTAAATTTTTGACTTTTCTTTTACCATTTCTTAACTCACTTATGCCCCCATAGGAAATGCCAGTATCTTTTTTAATTTTATAATTCGATATTTCATTATTGTTTAGCAATTTTTCTATAACTGTATATATATGATTAAACTGATTCATAAATTAAATAGGAAATGAAAAGAAATATTTTATTATTTTCTTCTTATTATATTAATGATAAACAAAATTAAAGATAATATATTTATATAAAATGTTAACTTCTTTCTCAATTCTCTTGTCATAGACCTCACCTCCATATATAATGAGGTAAAGGGCTTTTAACCCTTTACCATTAAATGAACGATTTGATAAAATTAAGTATTTGAATTATTAAGCCTGTTATAGCTAATCGATACTTTATTTTTTCAATTCGTTCTTTTTCTTTTTCAATTCTTTTCATTTCCTTCTCCTTTCTTTCTTGATACATATATTATATCACATATGTGATATAATTCAACTGTTTTTCTTAATTTTTTTATAAAAAAACCATACCTCCTAGGTATGGTGTATTAATTCTTAATTAAATCATGCTCATTTTTTAATTGAACTTTAGCTTCAAATTTATTGATGAATTCTTTCAAAAGTTTTTCTTCTTCTACCATATCATCCTCAAGAATTAAAATCAGATTTTTTTCGTTCATAATTGAATATAGAATATAAGATCTCGCATTATGAATAGTTGTATTATTTTTATTTAAAAATTTAAAAAGGAACTCTTTATTTTCAATATCCTTAGCAACAAAATCTGGAGTAAATTTATCTAATGAATTCTTGCCACTTACGACATGCTTAGAAGTTATATCTTTATATCGTCCTTCTAAATAAGTCATTACATACTTTCTTTTTTCATTTACATTTAATCTTTCCTTTTTATTCAACCCAAGATGTAAAATGTATTTATAAGTTTTATTAATAAAATCATTAACTTCATTAATGGAACTAAATGTTCTATATTCAATATCTTCAAAATAAAAATTATTAACAAATCTTTTTATATAATTCTGAAGCGATTGATTAGTATGTTCGAATTCAAATTTTAATCCATCTAAAAACATATTAATAAATTCTAAATCTTCAAGTTCATCATCAAAAGAAACAATTTTTTTTCTTTGAGTTATAAATTTAACTTCATTTTTATGATAGCTTTCTCCTACTACCTCAAAAGCAACACCTATAGCTAGATTACTTCTTAAATATATATCTGGATAGTAACTTAACACTGAATAATTCACTTTAAACATAGTCAATCACTCCTTTCCTATTTTTTCTATTATAAATTTAATAGCTTCATCAAAATTCTCGGTAATGTATATAAAGTACTTGTATAGTTGTTGTATATTTTCCTCAGAAAGATTATTTTTTAAATAAATAGGAATTTTAGAAATAATACTTTCAATATCAACATCATTAACTTTATCAACAAAAGTTCTACCACAATCTTCAATTATTGATGTTTCAATTTTTCTATTTTCAAGTAAATATTGATAATATCCAGAACTAAACATATCCTTAATTATATCCTCTATACTATAATCATCATTTTTAAGTACATCTGGCCAAATACATCCACCTGGTAAAATATGAGTATAATCAATAGGATATAATTTTTTAGGGATTTCTATTAATAAATTACCTAAATTTCTATCTTTATTGTAAATAAAGATATCAAATAGAAGCAAATTGACAATTTCACTCTTTTGAACAAAAGATGTCATGCTGGGCGAAGTAATTGTTAATGATTTTTCTAACCAAGTTGTGTAAGTGAACAAACTACTATGTACGTAATCTTTCCCATTTTTCACTGCCGTATCTTCTTTGCTAAACAATGCATATCCAAAATGGGGATGTCTTATACCAAAAAATTCAGCTAAATTATAGCCTAATAATTCATTAAATAACGCAATAAATCCTTCGTTATTGTGTATGTACTTTGCAACAACTTTTTTATCATCTATATATCCTCGAATAGGATCGGTTACTCCATTCCCCACATCCTCAGTGATTTCTGAAATAATTTCCAACTTGTACCCCTGCCTCTATTATACTCAAAATTAATTACATTATACTCTAACTTTAATATGCTGTGAACCACTATTTAAATCACTATCTTTAAATTTGTTTCAGATAGATATAAAACACTAATCATATAATTACATTTAAACACAAAAAAGGGTAACCAAAAAATGGCTACCCTTTTAATTATTTATATTTTTCTTCTACTTCAATAGTATGCTTGTGCACCCACCCATTATTACTAGGCGAATATGTTCGACACCAAATATTTCCTTGTGGATCTTGAATTTCTTCAAAAATATAAACTTCTGTACCCGCTTCAAGTACATCAATTTCTTTTGCAAAACTAAAGTTATCAAAGCTACTTCCGGCACGTTCACGTAATGAAGCATCGTATTTAATCTTACCTTTATAATAAGCATCTTCTGACCATACTTTTACACGTGTACATCCAACTGGTTTCTTTTCAATAATTTCGTCTTGTTCTTCAGGTTGATTCACAATTGTTTCTGTATCAACATCTTCGCTATCAATATAACGTTGCACTAGATTATCAATCACATCAATTTCATCACGTCCATAACCACATGCTTCCAGTGCATTACCTGGATCACGTTTATCATCTTGAATATCTTGATGACCTGGTGCTTTATTATAGTGATCGATATTCCATGAAGGACACAGTACTGCATACACTCTAGCAAAGTTATCAAGTGCTTTTAATGATCGTTCTCTATCATCTTCAAAATAACATAGCTCGCCACCAAAAGCAGCGTCATTGGCATCATCACCAAAATAATAATTGTCTGTTGGCGTATCATAAATAACGTGCCATGCTTTTTCGTCTAATGGCACACAAATAATACATTCTTTATCATCTACAAAGAAATGAGCCGAAGCGGTAGTAGCCCAATCTATATCATAAGTATTTTTATAATAGTCAACGTTTTGTTGTGCTGTACTTCCAGGATTACCTGTGTCATGATATACCGCAAAAATTGGGCTACCAGTGTCTAAAGATTGCCCTGTACGTCTCGTTCCATATGGTAAAAAGTCGGTATACACTGGTACGCCATTCCATTCACCCAAATATTCTTTTGACATAATTAATCAACTCCAATAAAATTAATCTATAAAAACGACTTATTTAGTCGCATTGTTATCTTTACTAAAAATATTTAACCTTTTTGTTATTTGATCCGGTATCGGCACACCCAAGATTGCAGCATTCTCAATAATACTAGTTGCTTCTGATAAAATTAAAAAGATAACTGAACCATTAACTAAAATTCCGTCTAATTGAAATACTATATCCAATGTATTAGCTACTAGCACAACGCATAGATAAGCTATTTTTTTTATATATCCAGTTATTGCTTTGTGACTCCATAACTTTCCTTCTGAAAATGCCTTTAATATTCCCGTAACTATATCAATTAAAATCATAATTAAAAGTAAATCAATAAAAACTGAATTACCTGAATATATTAGACTCATAAAATCGTCTACTTCTGTATTATAATTTTGTACTGTTCCCAATTTTATTCACTCTCTTTCGATTGTTAATATATACCATAAATTGCAGTTATAATTGCATCTGAATTAGTAGCAATTGCATTATCAGTAGAGGTTAAAGTTTTTAATATTTGAATATGTCTCTCGTCTTTCACAGATAGTGAAATCTCGTCTAAGTATCCGTTTTTAAATTCATCATTTAACGCTCTCATACCAATGTTATTCAAATAAACTGTTTGCCCTATATCTGGTACTGTAATAAATTGAGTAGCAAGACGATTAGTGAAAAAGACTAATTTAATAATTAACTGGCCGTAATTCTGTATTTTATCTTTTAATTCAAGAGTATTTCCTCTTTGACCTCTACCTTTCCATAAAAGAATTGGTAGAGATGATTTCCATCGATCATATAATTGCCCTCTATATTTTTCAATTGATAACCCTGAACCTAATATAGTCAAAATACCGTTCCCATCATCCTGCATAATAGCTTGTATAATTCCTGTTGTATTGTTGCCATTTCTAACTGGCATTCCTTGAGTGGTAGAATCGAAATAATAATAACCTGTACTAGTAATATTTGCTGGGTTATCTAGAACTCCTTCTCTAACTCCAGCATCTAATTTCTTACTAACTAAATCTCTAATATTTTGAGTTAAATTCTGTTTGGTTGTTATTAGTGATGATGAAAAATCTGAAACTTGCTCAGTAAGTTGATTAATTTGATTATTCAATTCACTTTTAGTTACTAATTGATTGCTTCCAATAGATGATTTAAGCGATTTAATTTGTAAATCCAGCATATTTGCTGTATCAACTAAATTTTGAACTTTATTCTTTGTACCATCAGCAGAATTATTTATTTCTTTTATACCAGCTTCAACTGTTTTTCTTAATCTCTCTAACTCTTTTTGATATTCAGTAAAATAGCTTTCTGAATTAATGCCAAATTCTACTTTATTTTTTAATACTCGCATTTGGACTTCAATTGTAGAATCAGTTTGCTCCCCTCTCTTTAATTTAAAGAAAGCTTGTTGATAATCACCTTCTGCAGTACTAGCTTGTTGCGGTAATATATACCTAAAAATACCTCCCTTTGCATTTAATACAATACCACCAGTCGTATCAATAATACGTTCACCATCTGGTTTTACTCCTTCAAAAATTGGTGTTAAGTCCGTAATATTATATGGTGTTCCATTAGATGTAACTGAAATTGTAATAGCTTTAAGCCCTCCGTCTCCAACCCTACTAACAATATATTGTTGCTTTTCTTGTTGATTACCTAATTTTGTAATATCAAATGATAGTTCTTGATTAGCCATTTATTATTTCTCCCCTCTTAACCATAAAAGTAATAATAGTTTTTTAATAACTCATAGGTAATAACTTCGTGTACTAATTCATTCGGATGTAAGCCATCAACCATGCATTTATTTCTAAAAGCAGGATTGTATGAGTCAATAATATTTGAATGATATGCATCAAAAACTGGTATTTTTAATTCTGTGCAAGCTAGTATTTGAGCATTTACATAATCCTCCAAAGTTAAGCCTAATGAATTTTTATCAGTGTCTTTTCTTCTAATTTGATTGCCATTAACAGGTAACTGACGTGTGGCAGTCATACATATAATTTTTACGCCTTTATTTTGTAATCTGATAAGCTTTATAATTTGATAAAAAGCTCCATAAAAAGTAGATATATCGGTTTTATCTTTTCCAATTTTCACACCGTTACCATAGAGCCAATCATCATCTGTGCCTTGTATTATGACTAAATCAGCATTTTGTATTTGATTAGCTTGTTTATATATATTGTTATTACTAGCTGTAGAAAAAGTTGCACCACTAACAGCAAAATTATTCACTGGTATATTTAATTTCTCAGATAAATATTGGCCATAATTCTTTTTGGCATGTAAACCACGTGCTACAGAATCACCAATACAATAAATATTTCTAACTTGTTTAATTGTTTGTGAAAGTTTTGAATAATCATATACTAATGTACCGTTTTGAGTTACTACTAAATTACTATATTTATCTTTTTTAATAATATTATTTATATCCGCATCAATACGCTGCGACAGTGTCTCATGTTTTACACCAGTTAAATCAATTTTACTTTTAGATACTTCTTCAGTAACTTCTAAAGGTGACATCTCTGGCATAACAATTGCTCTTATTTCTTTTTCTAAAGCATTTTTAAACTCACTTAATTCCTTTCTTTCTTGAGTACTTAAATCTTTATATCCAAATACTTTATTAAACGTATCTTCAATTATCTTTAAATTTTCTATCATTTGACGTCTAAATGTGACACCGTCTGAATCAATAAGACTTTTATTTAAATTCATAAATCAATCACCTCAGTATTCTAAAATTTCATGTAATCGAATCTTATTAGCATTGTTTCTAAAATTATCATCTGTACCCTTAATTAATTGATCACTCACCACTACAGTTTTAGTACATGTTTGTCCAGAAGAATTTATAGATATGACTTCAGTCACTTTTGCATTTCTATGCAATTGAACATGTGATTTAGGTAAGTATTGGTAATGATATAAATCATCAGATTCATCTAAACGCCAAACTAAAATAATTCCGTTATTACAAGATGAAATACTTTTGTTTAAATTAACCGTCTGTTGATTACTTGGCCATAAATTAATATCTTGTTTAATTAAAGTATTATTTGTTGAAACATTGCTTAACCTTGTTGAGTATTCATTTGAATTTGTTTTTAATTTATCTAAACGTTTTTTATCTTCGGCTGACATTAAACCTGCTTTTTCTGAAGTTGCTACTGTCAGATTGTCTTGCGAAAAACTATTTAACTTTTGTTTTTCTTCAGGTGTTAAAAGTAAATTTTTATCGAAACCATCAATAACATCAATGTGTGTTCTAACATAAACTTCTTCCCCATCATAAGTTAATGTTCTAGCTTTAGTAATTTGAGTCATAGTTGTTCACTTCCTTATAAAAAACAGACCCTAATCTATTAGGGCCTGTTGAATTAAAATTATTAAGTTTTATTTTGTCTTTTTTTGACATTAATCCATCTTCAGTTTCTGTTGCTATGGATAGCCCACGAATTGCTTTTACATGTGTAATTGGATAAAAAATCAGTCCACTTTCATATAATTCCTTTAACTTAATTTTCGTCATCTACAACGCTCCCAACATCTTTGGCAGTAAATATAGGAGTATTAGTTTTAATAGTTTCTAATCGTTTCTCTGTATCTGAAATAGCTTTTTTGGTATAAGCGTTTATTTTATAAATACGTTTTTGAATAGAATTTTGTAAATTGATGATATCTTTTTTTTCATTTGAAAAAGTTACTTCATCGGGTCTATTTACAAAAGGATGATTTTTACTTAATGATACAATTTTTAAATCTACATTAAATCCCATACTTTGGTGAATAAATTTAATAATATCGTTCTCACTTAAGGGTTCTTTATCCTTATAAACAAGCTTCAAACTCGTTTCTGGTTCATCTTGAATTTGCGTTTTTACCCATTTTTTCAATTCTTCTAAATCACTTATTTCATCATTATTTATAGGTGGAGCAACTTTTCTCCCCCACTTATTAATATTTGGTGATTTATATAAGTATTCAATACTTTGATCCTTACCTTTACTTTTTCTATCATCGCTTTTAGCTGAACTATCCTGTTTTTTACCATATGCTTTTATTTCTGTCTTCAAATTATTAGTATTAACATCCACCGCAATTTCATCAGTATTATATTTATATCTTATAACTAAATTTCTTTTTTTATAGAATTCTTTTTCAGAATAGAACGTAATTTTCTTATTATCCGCAAAAATTATTGCATTAAATTTCTCAGCAATAGCTTTGCAAAAATCAAAACCTGGGGCATTACCTAATTCATCAAGTTTAGTCGTTTTAAAGCGACCTATGATTTCATATTCATAACCTAAAGTATTGTCTTTGAAACCATATTTAAGTATCTCTTCTAAAGTATAGGATTTTGTATTTTTATCATTTTCTTTTTTAGAATTTGAATAAACGTAATGATCTTGAAAACCATACATAATATGAATAGCAGTAACATCCACTGTCTGTATTTTAGATTTATTGTTAAATGTGGGAGCTTTAATAATATATTTTTGACCTTGATAGTACACTATAGATTCGCATTGAATTAAATCATAGATATCTTTGTTTCTATTTGTTTTGATAACTGTAAACCTTAAAGAGCGGTTATTATTTTTTTCATAATCATATTTAAATGATCCATAATCTATATCAATAAAAATTTCTTTTTTAGTTTCATTCATATTACCTATAACAATATAATCCATAAAATTCACCTTTTACCTATAAATAAATGGAAATGCAAATTCAATTGATTGAATTTTTGCATTTCCATTAACTTTAAAATTATTTGTACCTTTTTCTAACTTAATAATACCATTATCTGTATCTACCCCACATCTTTTATCATTCAAAAATGGTGCCTCACCATCTAAAATTAAAGTATCAGCAGTTTTTAGTGGTTTAGTGTAAGTGAATTTAGATTGATTATTTAAATTTGTTAAATAAAAGTTAGATGGCGAATCAGCTATAATCTTTATTTTTAAAGTGTGTCTTTTAATAGGATCTATAACTTCACTTGAACCATTATATACAGTGAAATTGTTTGTATTAAATTGATATCTAGGTACATAATCAGTTGGTAATGTTTCAGTAAGCATAAACCCATCTTCTAGACTATCAACTTCGTTTGTATATAATAAAGATTCTGAATAGCCCTTATATACTGTAAACTCTATTTCAAATTCCATATCAGAATGAAAATAACGTGTTTTTTTTAAACTCGCATCATTTACAGCGTATTTAACTCTAGGTAATTTACTATGCGATATATAATATGGCTCTCGTTGATATATAACATTTCTCAATTTTTGTTCCATTAAGAATAAGTCACTTTCATCAACACCATCATAATAAAATGTAGCTTTTAATGTAAAAGGTGAAAATGTATTACTACCAGGAATAACTCCGTCATTAGCATCTATTTTTTGTGATGTATTATCTACATTAACATCACCTATTTCTATATCTTTGAAAATAACTCCTGGTATATTATTTAAATTGATTATTGTTTCTTTAAAAATAAATTTAAACCAATCATTCATTTTAAGCACCTCCCCCCATTAATTTTATTAATCTATATCTGTCCATTTGTTTTTCACTAATTGCTTTTTCCATTTTTTCTATATCAACGTTAAAATCTTTATTTTTTATAGTTGTAATTAATAACTTAAGTAATTCATTATTCTCTTCTAATAGCATTACCATTGAAGTATTATCATTTGAATAAATAGAAGTTTTATTTTCAGGTTTATGTCCTATTATTTCTTGTGATTTCCTAATTAACTGTAATGCTCTTTGAGGTTTTGTTAAAGGAATAATCATTTCTGGCTTATTACCCTCACCAATTTCTGCAATTTGATGATGTGTTACTAAACCACCATTTGCATACGCATAATCACCAGCACGTTTAAAACCATTCCATCCATATGTACCAACAATATAACGCATTGCAGATATTGCTTCGTCAACTGGATTCATGATGTTACTATGTCCTTTAATAGCATAAGTTCTGAATGATGGTTCAATCATTTGAAACATACCTTTTGATGGAGTTCCATTTTGTGCATTAACATCCCAGTCATTTACTGCATTAGCAGTATAATTAGATTCACGTTTAGCAACTCGCATCATTTGTTCAGTTATATAGCTAGAATTATATTGTCCCCCCAATATAGATTGAGCTCTTAATATTGATTTTCTTGCATATTCTGCACCACTACCACCGCCAGCATGTTCTGATAAAAACTTTGCAGGATTAATAGTGTTTCTATTAGTAAGTTCTGCGCCAAAAGGTGACTCAACTTGATAGTGAAGATGTGGCCCAGTTGTCCACTGTCCACTATTACCAGTTCTAGCAATTGGTTCTCCTTGTTCAACACGTCCAGTTTTTAATACTTCACTTAAATGTAAGAAGTATTGAGCATATATACCACTAACTAATCTAGCAATTAAACCACCATATTGATTATATTGTCTTGAGACTGTGCCAGATGTAGGCGCTGTAATAAGAGTTCCATATGGAGTTGCATAGTCGATACCATAATGATGACCATTTGCAAAGCTATAATTTGGTGCACCACCATTGGGATAATAGCCCATATTAATACCAAATTTAGTAAATGATGATCCATCAGCATTGCCAACTTCTTCAAACCATTTTTTTACAAAATCAACCGCACCAGCTTTAATTTTTTTAAACATACCATTAATCAGTTTAGAAGGTATTTCTTTGATTCCTTTAAAATTAACGCCAAAAACATCTATAATTTTATCTATTAATTTTCCAGGATCACTAATATAATCCATTACATCGCCTATTTTTTCTGACGCCCATTCGTATACATTAGACGCCGTTTCAACTACTTTATCTTTTATGTTGGAACCAAATTCAACTGCTTTATTAAATGTATCCATAATACCTGAACCTATAGAAAGTCTAGGTATTACTCCGGATTGTTGCATAGCATATGTTTGTGCACCATTGTACACTCCCCAGCCTTTAGGAATATAAACTGGTACATTTTCACCTTGAGGCGCATATAAATCACCGCTGGGAGATTGTAGTAATTCTTGATAATATCCATTAGGTCCGTTACCTGGCCCTTTATCATTTACTATTGCTAAAGTAGACTCGCTAAGAACACCATCATCAATTGAAGCTGTCCCAGTAGAGAGTTTGATTGGTTTAATTATCTCTTTACCCATTCCTAGTTTATCGCCTATCCAGTTAATACCATCAATCATTTTATTGATACCACCAATAGCATACTTTTTAAGTCCCTCTGCTAATTCTTTTGCGGTATCTATAACTTTATCTTTCATTCCTACAAATCCATTTTTAATTTTTTCAGTAAAATTCAAAACTTTATCTTTCAAATTTGAAAAAGTGGATATCATTCTATCTTTTAAATTAAAAACTGCTTCTATAGTTTTTTCCTTTATTAATTGCCATGTATTTACTAACCAGTCTCTTAAATTACCGAGTCAAGTCCAGACTCCTGTGTAAAATGCTATACAATGTTTTTACCATTTCTACTTATCAAAATTGATGTATTTTCTTGAAGAATAAATCCATTCATCATGTAGGTCCATAAGAACGGCTCCAATTAAGCGATTGGCTGATGTTTGATTGGGGAAGATGCGAATAATCTTTTCTCTTCTGCGTACTTCTTGATTCAGTCGTTCAATTAGATTGGTACTCTTTAGTCGATTGTGGGAATTTCCTTGTACGGTATATTGAAAGGCGTCTTCGAATCCATCATCCAATGATGCGCAAGCTTTTGAATATTTTGGTTGATCGATATAATCATGAATCAATCGATTTTTAGCCTCACGCGCTAAGTTAAT